TTATCCGCCTACGCAGGCATCTCTTGGATTTTAAGTCTTTTAGACTAGAAGTCTATTCCTTCTTGCCAGTAAGGTTCGTGGAACTTGTCTTACGAATTGTCTTACCTTTAATCCATTTATAATAAATTTCGCAGATTGGCAAGGGGTCTTGTTTCTGAAACTCTGTGCCTGTTTCTTTTACAATCCTTAAAATCTCAAGTCTAATCTCTTCATTATTAAGATGTTCACTTGCTTCCACTTAACATCTCCCTTAAAGTATAAACTTGTTGAACAACTTTATCATGATTAGGGTGAGAAGAGTTCCAATATGGACCATTCTTATCATTCATAATCTGCTCTATTTCAGTTTGAATATCCTCACTTCTATCCATATTTTCAGATTCAGTAGATAATATTTTATCTTCTGACATCATGTTTGCAATCTTTGCAAAGCCTTTGATGACATCAACATTATCTCCAAGTCTACTTCCATCTGCTAGTTGCATCTCAAAAACTTCTGGTGATAGATTGGCAGCAGCCAAAGATTTAGCTTTAGAAATATTTGCATCATAATCTCTACCCCATTCTTGTCTAAGTAAGTTTTGAGCTTGAGCTTGTGATGTTTCTACATCTACTTTTGCTTGCTGACTTTGTGCTTCCATATTATTTTTATAAAAATCCAAGACACCTTTTGCTTGTTCGTTATTTAAACCTAACTTAAAAGATTGTTCTTGAAAACTTTTGATAGCTTGTTCATCTAAAGAAACAACATCTGATTTTACATCTAATGAATATTTATCTGCAGATTCTGGTCTACCCATTTTCATATAGGCTTCTTCCCATTGATCTTCAGTAAAATTTTTATTAGGCACAACCATCTTATCTTGTCCAATCATTCTAGTTGCATTGATGTATGACTTTGCAAGTGCATCTATCTCTGTAAACTTTTCAATGTTAGGATCGTTTCTATAAACTTCACTAATAGAATCTTTCCAAGTTGATTGAGTTGGTTGTGGTGCAGGTGTGTCTGCTTTGGCAACAGTTGATTGTGTTGCCTGTGGTTGTGCTTCTGTAGTTGTCTGTTCTACAGGCACAGTTTCCTGTGTTATCTGTTCGCTTGACATTTTATTTATCCTTTGTTTGCAGCATTTGTTTTATAAATAGAAGAACGCTGCGTTGTCCTTCCATATATGCACTTTCATGACTATCACCTTTGATATTGGTAGTATTCATAAAATGACATCTTTTTTCAAGATCAGCCATGACCCTAGAGCCTTCATCTGAATTGAATATTATTTTGTAATCTTCTTGTAGTTGTTTTATTTTTTTTTCTAGTTCTTTTTGATCCATACTATTCTGCATTAACTAGAGCTTTTGCCTCTTCTGGCAAAGCCTTCGCTAATGGAGCTATCTTTCCTCCTGCGTCTGCAACTTGTTGCATCTGTTGCATTTGTGCTTGTTGTTCTGCAAGTTGAGCTTGCTGTTCTCTTTCAGCATTAACTTGTGATTGTAGTTTTAAAACTTTTTGTGGTACGCCAACTAAGTCTGCTACATGCTTGACCAACGCATCAAAGTTAATGTAATCAAATACTGGAGCTACATTAGCAAGTGATCCTAATATTTCTATTGCTCTAGTAATTGATGAAAGCTCTGTTCCTTTTTGTGCTTTAGCTAATGGTGATACATATTCAATTTCAATATCTTGACCTGATAAGAAATCAGGTGCTGGAGCAAACTGATTGTTTCTAAGAAGTATTGCAAAGCATCTGTCGATCATTGGTTTTAATAATTCTGATTGTAGTCTACCTAATACTGGTCCTAGCAATCTCATCTTCTCTTCGTTTCTTTGTATGACTTCTGTTGCTGTCATCTGTGGTCCTTGTTGTAGCAATAGTTGATCTACATAGAATACATTTCTAATAGCAGTTCTTCTTTGCTCTTCCATGTTCAAACCTAATGGATTGTTTGCACCAATGTTTAATGGTTCAATTCTATCTCTTGTACCTGATCTATAAAAGTTTAGTCCTCCCGGTACAGTTCTAACTGGTAATAAGAAACCATCATCAGGAACTAATAGAGGTGGGTCTACTTGTTTCTGTGCAGCTTTGATAGTTGTCTTTGACATTTCATTTAGCATCTTCACATCTGGTAGAGCTGTCATAGCTGGTGATCTACCATAGATTTCATGCGATGCTTTTAAATATCTTGGTACTACAAAAGGGAACTCAACAAAGCCACCTACTGATAGTTCATTTCCATTTTTGTATTCTAAGTAAACAGATTCAAACTCCATATTCTGTTTATCTTTTTTAGCAGGATTAAATTCTATTCTTGGATATACTGCATGTAAAATATCTATTTCATCGAATGGGTCTTTATCAACTTTCTTTTTAGCTTCTTCTGATAAATTAGTTCCAAACTGTTGAGCAGCGGCTCTAAGTGTTATTTTAAATCTTCTGTATACTGTATCTATTCTACCTTTATCATTTTCAGTAATATAGATTTCATTAATGTGTCTTGTAGAAAATTTTAATAGATCAGTTTGATCTTCTTCAATAAACATTGCAGCAGTGCCAAATGTAATTAGATCATGATACAATTCAAATATTTCTTGTTGAAAGTTTGATCTGTTAAACGCAGTGTACATTGTTTCAGTTACACCTTCTAACCAAAGTTTAGCTTCATCATCTGAATCTAATCCTTCATCCTTATATCTTAATGAGAACCAAGGAGTAGAAGGGTTAGTCAGCATCCCATGTAAAGATGCAGCTAACAATTCTACAGCTTGTATTGGAGAGGAGTCGAAAATTAGTTCTGTTCTTTTATCACCTCGTGATCTAGTTTTAGTTACATCAGCTTTTCTTGGTTGCATGTAATCTGCAACTTCTTGCCAATGTGTTTCCCAATTTTGTCTACCAGTTTTAAGGCGATCAAATCTCGCCATGATAGTTTTAGTTAAATCAGTTTTTGCCATTACACACCTAATAAACTTTTCTTACCTAATTCAAGATTTCCTGTAGCACCAGTTTGAGAAGTAAGTATTGTTCTTCTTCTACCTCTTCGTTTTGTTTTTCTTGCATCGTATTCTTCATCTTGTTTTGCTTCAGCAGTTTTTTCTGCTTCTGTTTTTGTTTCAGTTAAAATAGTTGAACCTCCAACTTTTTTTTCAATTACAACTCTTCCACCAGTATCACTTCTGCCAACATCATTATCTCTATTGATTGTTCTACCCATAGCATCTAAATCACCAGAACCTCTACCTTTCATGTAAGTTTTAAAATCTTCTACTGTTCCGCCATAAGCCTGACCTGTTTTAGGATTTATTTTACCAATAACATTTCTTGTGTAATATTCTTTATTAACATTAAATGTTTTTTCACCAAGTAAACCAGAATAAATTGCTCCTGCTGGACCTGTAAACTTTGGTGGTTGATATGTAAGATTTGCAAAATCCTCCATATCTTTTTTCATTTTTGCTTTTTCTAATGCTTTTTTATTTGCAGCTAATGTTTCTTTGCTTACACTTGTTTTGTATGTTTTAGATGTTCTGTAAGTTTCTCTGTTATTAGTAGTATTAATTTTTGATGAAGTTTTTGATGCTCCTTTAAATCCAGATGAGAAAGGACTATTCTTTGGTCCTATACTTGTGTTAGTTGTTCTTGATTTTTTGTTTGATGCTCTTTCATGAGCTGATGTATGACCCGGCATAATTATACTCCAAATGTTAATGAAGATTTAGTTTCTTGCTTAGTTTCTTTTGTTGCTTTTTCAGCAATATCTTTTTTGTGCAAGACTAAAGGTTCTTCAATTTTAATTTCTTCTTTTACCTTTACAGGTTTCTTCACTGTTGGTTTCTTTTTAAAAATTTTTTTTATACTATTTAAAATCATACTACTTACCTAATAAAGTTTCTAATGCTTCTTCCTCAGTTTCTTGAATACCAAGCGGTCCAGTTAAGATAGTTTCTTTTCTACCTTTTCTTCTTCTCATAATAGCATCTTGTTCTTTTTTAATTTTCTCTTTTTCCTCTGCAGATAATTCTGTGCTAGGCGGCTCTGGCGGTGGTGGGGGTGGCGGCAACGCTGGCATTTTTGGTTTAAATATTGATCCCATAATTATAAAATCCTGTATTCATTATCTGCTACACTTTGTGGAGCAATTTGTCTATCATTTATTTCTTGTAATCCAACAGCTAGATACCTCATGCTATCACACGCATGCGAACTCCAATCGTGGACAGGTTTCGATCTGAACATTCTATTTTTGTCGATGTACTTCCTATGATAGTGTCTTAACGCATCTATCAAGTTTTTGCAATGGTCTACATCAATCCAACATCTCGGCAAGATCATTGTCGTTGCGTGGATGCCATCTTCGAGTGGAATTTTTGGTACGACCTTGAACCTAATTCCTAATTGATAGGCGACCTCTCTCCGGGTCTTGCCATTACTAAAATCTGTAACTTCGATGTCGTGTGGTGCAAAGTGATCTTTGTAAATGTAATCTTTTTCTTTTAACATCTGAATATAATGCGGCAGACCTTTACCTCTCTCTTCATGATAGTCGATAATATTGATTGCTCTACCTAGTTGTTGAAAGAATATAATT